AACAGATTAGACTTCGAGGTTAAATTATAACCAAGGGCCTAAGTTGTACCACTGTTGAACTGCAACACGACGAACCCTTAGTCGGCTCCTACCTCGTAATTCATAAAGATTACGAGATTCGGAACGATCAGGGCGCATACTGTTGTAGGTCGGGTGAGGATGTTGATTTTCGACATCATCGGTTAAACGCCAGACCTGAGCGATTAAAAAAGCTTGGTCAGAACCGGTTCCTTTTAAGGATTCGGTGGTCAGGGCTATGTAGGAAAAACCTTCATGCCCATCCCTCAATCGGGGAGGTGTTGCTTCATCGAAGTTGCTAATGAAGCCAACATCGCCAGCGTCGTAAGGAACCTTAAACCTCAATTGAGGAGGGGTTTCCTGATATAAGAGTCTCCAGCACTGTAGCAAAGAGCGATCACATGCCATATTTACATATGACGTGTGAGCGAGTTTGCGAACAGCGTTGGCGGCCTTATATATATCGACAACCGATCTGATCTCTCTTCTATGGAAGAGTGGCGTAACATCGACCCCAGCCCAATAGTGCTTGCCACAGGACTCGCGAAATGGTGAATAAGAGAAACTCTTCTTACCATTTACGATAAATCCGAGGAAGCGACTATAAGACTGGAACTCATCGTAACATATACTCGGGATGATAACATCATCTCCGAATATGCTGACTGAATTCCTATTTAGCCGTCGAGCTGTAGTAACAGCAACGGCGGCGGCATAGAAAATCAGCGACTCTAACTCGAATGTGAAACCGTTCCCCATTGAGGAGAACTTCTCCCACTTCCGATTAGAGCCATCAGCGTTACAGCCGACATGGGAGCGACAGGCATCTAATAATACGAACCAACGTCGAGGTAACAACTCCTGGACGAGTTCGTACGCGATGCTATCGCTGGCGGAAGAAAAGTCAACCGTAGCAAGATCATCAGTTTTACTGGCGATCTTACTTAAGAGACGATTCTTCTTCCATTGATTTTTAAGATCAATCCCAACCCGAAGAAGGCGTCGACGAATCATATTACCACAGCTTTTTTGAAACCAGAGGTTTATCCCTGGCTCAATGGCTATAGTGCGATCAGTCTTGGCATTCTTTGGTACAGTGACAATCTTGTTCCCAACCTGCAGGTCGAATAATTTCTCGCCGTAGATACGGGATAGATTATAAGTCCATGCAGGATAAGCATGAGAAAAAATCTCAGGGCTTATAAGGGAGTACAAATCGCGAGTTATTCCGTTATCATTACGGAATTTATTGTAGGCCGAAGTATGGCTACCACGTATCGTGGTGCTCACACCAGGTCCCCAACCTCCGTTCGAGAAGACTTCATCTGCGGAAAAATCGCCAAGGATACCTTCTATTATACGCTTAGTTGCAAAAAGCAACGAAGTGTGTGAAGAACTTGTTAATTCATCACAAGTTGGTTCCCTAAAACGACGATTCGTCTCAGCACACAAGAGTTCGAATTCTTCGAATTTCTTCAGAGCAGCTTCATTCAAATCTATATGCGTCTTTAGAAAGACGGATTTTGATAGGAATTCGGTTGCTCGATATGCGCTGCCAAAACTCGTACTACAATTGTAGTCGAGCGGATCACACTTAAGGTCTAGTAGTTGACTATGTTCATTATTTTTGAACAATAGCCAAACAGTTAGACTTCGAGCGCAATCCAAGGACAGGAGGAAGTCTTCAATAAATTGCTCATTTAATGAGCGCGGAGCTCGCCATGTTCTAGCGTGTTTAACTACGCTAGGATACTTCTGTCTAGAGATCATAGTATTTGTACCGAGAAAGAGTTAACTTAGTAGATCGTTTCGAGGTTCTCAATCATACTGGTATGAAGAGCGTTTGCCAAGTAATTCTTGACAAAGGCGTTCAAATCCTTTCGATTTTGAAGAACGGAACGTTCAGGCAAAGTAAACTCGATCAACGCTGAACAGTCGTACGCTTTAGTAGGAGCGGGCTGAATACCCGTACTAGTAGAAGCGGAAGTCTGCTCAAGTGTTGGTACAACCACTTTGACACTCAGTTTGTATGTACGATTTTGCTGACCTTTTAAAGGCTTGCGTAAACGTGCAGACACAACAGGGTATCCGACAGCGATTCCGGTCGAACGGTCCACATAGGTAGCAATACCTTGTGAATCGATTGAGTCCGGGCCGAAGGAATGGCTAACTGGGGTCGCGAGACCATCAGCTAGATTTAGAGCAGCAAATGCTGGCATAATGTTTACCTCTTAAATATTGCGGTTAAAAGCGCAAGAGCATTACTAACGTGCGTAATAGAGAATGGGTTCTTAAAAGACGGTGTAGCGGGGCTTGGAAAAGAAGTAATTAAACTTCGATTACAAGTAACGTCACGCCGTGAAC